TTTACGCTTTCAACTTGAGTAGCCTTAATAGCTTCAGTTGTATCTTCGTATTTCATGACTGAACCCGCACCTTCAGCAGAAGATTCGTTCTTTACTTTTGCGCCCATTGCAAATACAGACCCATTAGAGCCTTTGCCGATCCAACTTGAATGGTCATTAATTTTTCTGCCTGCCATAACTCCCCCCGAGGAATATGTATAAATTATCGAATTAGCTACATTATACAATTTTTGATTTGATTCTCAAGGGCACTTTTCTCTATGCTACGCCGCTTTCATTTTGAAGAGGTCCTCGTTGCATTGATCCAAGAATTTGCTCCACAAATTTCTTTGTAGCTTCATCATGCTCCACATCCGCGCGAGCATTTTTCTCAACTTCTTCTTCATCATATTTAATTGATTCCAATTGATTTGACTTTAGGAAAGTCTCTACTTCTCCGAACTTTTGGATTGTTTCTAAAAGCTGAGTAAGAGCTGCCATTTTTTCTTTTGTTGCCAAAGCATGGTTCTTTGAAATCATACTCATACGCTCTTCGAATAGACCAACATTACTTTCAGACCTTGAGTCTCTTTCTCTTGCTTGAGAAAGTTGATTATGGATTCTTGCCATCATCTCTTTCATTTGCATTTCTTCAAGTGTATGTTGCAGATTCTGTGCTTCAGATTGAACTGCTGCAGCCTGCTGTTCTTGTTGCTGCAAGAACTCAATAATTTCTCCCTTGCCAGTGATATTTAGCTTAGGAATGATCATAGATGGGGGGAATACCTCACGACCAAACGTCTGATTGATATCCATCATCTGCTGAGCTTGAAGATTCTGCTGCAGAGGTGTTAGGTCTGCCTCTTCTACAACCGTGTTGTATTTGCAGAAAACTTTAGAGTAGAAATATGGTGACGGCTCTTCACCTATAAGCATTTGTACTTTAGGCGCTTCCCAATTATTGAGAACAATTTCCATAAGTCTTTCGCCTAGAAGCTTGAGCGAATAATCCCACTGATCAAAATATTTCTGGAATACCATCAGATTGGCAGCTGACTTTAGCATCATGGTAAGAGAGGAAATCTGCTTATCTTGTTGACCAGACCAGTTTTCCATATTAATGCCAGACGTTTGCTGGATTAAATCAGCCATTTGCTGAGCAAGTTCTAGATCAGACTGAGGAACTGCACTTGGAATAATCTTTTCAACATCTGATAGTTCGTAACCTTCATTGATAATGACGTCATAACCCTGGCCCGATTTCTTCAGGTTATCTTCATTTGCGACAGCTCCTGATTTTCTTTTCCATCCGGCATTGATTGTAGCTGCTGCTATGTCATTGTTGGTTATTATCTTATAGTTAAACAAAAACTGAGGATCGCGCATTGTACGTACAAGAGACCTAACGCGAAGATCATGGTAATTAATATGAGGCTCATAATTCCAAAAGACAGGAATAAACGGACAACCGTCAAAGCCCAGTGGATTGTCTCCTTGAAACATGAGCTGATCGTTAAGTACAACGGCAAGCTTCCAGCAAGGAACTTCAACTGTAACCTCTTCCATGTCTGGAATATTGTATAAAAGGGCTTCCATCTGGGAATCCCCACCAGCAAAATCGAAGAACTGATTCCTTGATTTACTATAAAGACGTTTTTTGCTTTTTTTCCATTTATACCAAACATAGGAGAGCACCATTAAGTCATTACGCGCCATGTTATAATTCTCAGGGAGAAAGTAAAAACTTCCATATCTCTGAGGTGTTCCAGCCATGGGTGTAATGATATCTTTTTTATCTGGAAATCTGTCTTCTGCTTCTTTTTTACTTATATATTCCTGACACCAGACAAATTGAGCATCAGACATATCAGGATTTCTGAAATAGGGATCTACTAGGAAAGAATTATATTCCCAAACCTTAAGCTTTAAATCCCCCTGGGCTTGGTCATCTCCAGTAAAATCCAAGTAAGGCTGCAACAAAACCATGCCAGAAACAGCAGCAAGCTCGCATGCCTTAGAAAATTGCTCATGAACACCTTCTTTGTTAGCAACATGCATCATTAACTTAGTGTATTGATCCGTTGTCTGTGGATCTGCGCCTTCAGATGATTCGTACATGATCGCTTTACGATGCTGACGCTGATAACCCGTAATCATATTCACGGGCTGCTGAATCAAATTGAAGTAATACTGTTGATAGCTAGTGGTTGGAGAGAAATTAAAATATCTATTAACAAAACTCTGTGCCTGCTGTTACTTATATGACCAAATATTTAATTAAACTTAAATGTTGGCGGGGAAACCTCTTCGGATCTCCCTCTCTATGTTACCATAGAGATCAGACTGTCGCTTCATCTTTCGACGTCTCCTCACTCAGTCGTTCACGGTGCTTTCGCTTCCGCCTTGTCTTCCCATAAGGAGGTCCAAGTCAATCAGAGGAGATTTATACAGGGCCACAACCTAAAAATTAATTAACCCTGCGTAAAACAATGTATCAATATTAGATTGATTCCAGCGCTTTTAATTGCTTTACTAACAGTCCCGCTTTAAGACTGTTCTATAGGTTGAAATTTTGAATATAGATTATCTAGCCATTGTCGAACACTTCCAGAACTTGGTTCTAAATCAGAATTCCATGGTGGATAATAAAATGACAAATTTCCTCCTTTATTAAGGTCTATTCTTTGACTACTTTATACCCGTAATGATTCAAAAATTCAATGCACCATTCAATTTTATCTTTTACTCTTTGGCCAGGAGGTTGACCTATTGCCCATAATTCAAGATTTTCCAACCTATTATCGTCACGTATACCATTTTTATGATGCACTCTTTCGTTCTTTAAAAGATTTCTGCCTAAATACTTTTCCATCACAATTACATGTTCATATTTACTTACATATTTCTTCGTTATTTGATCCTTTTTCCAAAATCTTCGATATCCCTTTATATTTACATAACCCTCTCCCTTAGGTCCTTTAGGAAATACATGATCGACAGGCAGGCCTAATCTTTCTCTGCGCTTTGCATTATGCCTTTCTGCAACCTTACGCCGAACTTGAGCAAACAGTTCAGGTGTGTTGTTTTTATACCAATGATATTGACAGGTAGTACATCTTTTATATTTTGCTTTATAAAAGAATTCTTTCTCACAATCTATGCATCTATTTGGAATTTTATCTCTACATTTTACACAGTATTTTTTATGACCTAAATTTGACACTTCACTACAAATTGCACATGCGGTTTCTTTTTTCTGATATTTTAATTCATGATATCTTTTGTAATAGCAGCTTTTACAAACTTCAGATCTACGTTTGTGAAGCGTTTTGCACTGGACACAAACATTCATAGCACTCCTTATGAATTATTTCGAAAATGCATCAATTGTAAACTATGAACGAATGATTGCAACTTAAATTAAAATATTGCAACTTATCATATTTGATGTCATATTGCCTCATCTTTGACATATTCTTGGCATATTTAAGACACATTGAATGCGCTAAGGATATGTATGAATGGCATATCGGAGACATTATGACGGCACATTATAACGGTAAGAATTTTGATACTATTCAAGAAATGATTGAATATGCGAACAGACACACATCCACAGCAGTTACCCTTCCCGACCTTGAACTGATGACTAAGCAAATGGCTCAAACGATCTGGATGAACCTATCCATGTACGACATTCAATTGACAAATGGTCAAATGAGAACATATCTAGAAAGACACATGATTACTCTCATAAGCGTTTTTATAAATCGCCACACAAAAGAGTCCGTATGATTTTAGTTGTTGGAGGAATTAAAGGAGGGAGTGGTAAAACCACCCTTGCTACCAATCTTACAGTACTTCGATCTTTATCTGGCAGAAAGGTTCTACTGGTTGATGCAGATGAACAAAGAAGCGCATCTGATTGGGTCGAACATAGAGAAAACCAGAATATTGTTACTCCATGGACAACAGTGCAAATCATTGGAAAAGGCACAGGATTACAACTTGAAAAGTTAACTGAGCATTATGATGATATAATCGTTGATGCCGGAGGTCGTGACACGCAAACTCAAAGATCGGCATTAACTGTGGCTGATATTTTCTTAGCTCCTTTTCAACCCAGAAGTTTAGATGTTTGGACTATTGGCAATGTGACATCCCTTCTTTCAGAAATTAGAATGGTAAACCCTAAGCTAAAAGCTATGGCTGTTATAAACCGCGCCGATCCTCAAGGTATCGATAACCAAGATTCAGCAGACATAATAAAAGAAAGCGAAGGCATCACTTATGTGGCAATTCATATTGGCCAGAGAAAGGCATTCGCAAATGCAGCTGCCGAAGGTTTAGGCGTGACAGAATTGAAAACTCAAGATAAGAAAGCATTAGCTGAGATAAGGAGTCTCTGTGATGCCATCTTTGAGTCATAGAGACATATCTATGACTCATTTCAGACATATTTAAGACATACAACAAACGAAACAAACGAAATGACAGTACGGAAAAAAGCTGAAAAGAAAATAGATGAGTCCTCGATCGATGAGATTATATCACGTGGTGGATCAACAACCGGTGATAAAGTTTCCCCTGAAGAAATGGGCGATTATAAAATGACACTGCGTATCCCTAAGGATATTTATACTGAAATGGAAAAAAACAGGAAGTCAAGAGTAGGGACCGTTTATAGAAATCAATGGATTCTAGAAGCAATAGCTGAAAAATTAAGTAAGAATTAGGGGACATAATATGTGGATTGAACACTTAGGGACAATGTATAATTTACATAAATATGTAACTATTAAAGCACTTGGTGATACACAAATAGAATTACAAAAGTGCAATGGACAATTTGAATATTTGATTTTTGAAGATAAAGAACATAGAGATGGCGCGTGGGCAAGACTAGGAGGGCATCTAGTCAGAGCGTCATCACCTAAAAACTGAATTGAACCTGTTCTGCATGTAGTCATTCTGCTTTTTGTTATGGGCTTCGTAATCAAATGTAGCAATCTTATGAGTAAATACAGCGTATCTCATGGCATCGATACTGTGATCGTCTTTCTTTAATGGAGCGTCATCGCCTTTCTCTGATGCCTTGGGATCCCATACATAGGACTCGATTTCTCGTATCAGATCAGAGCATTCTTCGCATACAAAGAGATTACCCTTTTGCATTTCGGAAGTCATGAAAGTGATCCCATTAATTACATCATTATCAGCGTCAACTATATGCAGTCCCCTCTTGCGAAGTTCTAACTTGAAGGCTGCTGCACTTGGATCTACATAAACAGCTTTGACTCCATATGGCTCTAAGAATTCAGCTACATCATCTGCATATTCACTATTGGTCTTCTGTCTTCCCCTCTTTCTGGAATCCCAAACATATTCCTTTTCTACCCATCTACACACTCCAGTCTGGGTTGTTCTTCCTGTGTTAATACCTACAAGTACACAAGAGAAATTATTCACTGTTCCGTAGTCAACGCCGGCAACCCAATATTCTGCAGCTCTCGGAGGTCTTGCAACAACATGGATGTCTCTATCAAAGAAATCAAAGATTGCCCCTTCAGCCAAACACCACAGACCTAAATAGTTCCGCTTATAGAACACGCCGCTAAGGCTGTTCTTAATGCGCTTTCTATAGTCATCTTCAAGATAGGGATTATCGTCTAAATTATAGTGCAAAGCATAGTAGTTGGGATCTCCCTCTTCTGCCATGTCTATCCATTTCTTAAGCTTATGAGTGGGATGAGAGGGGTTCATACTACCAAAACCCATGCTGTGTGGATTTGATAGTCTCGTATCGATCATGTCAATAATAGACTCAGGATAAAGTGCCATCTCATCTCCATAAAATAGAGAGAATGTCTTACCCTGAAACTGTCCTATAGCACCTTCGTCTTTAGCCCCTAGAGTAGTAATGGTTTTGTCTCGAAATTTGAGTTGTCTTTTACCTGCATACCATGTACAAAAGGGTCTGAAAATTGAGAGTTGCTCACTCTCTAACAGAAGTCTAATAGCGTTTTGATAAATGGTATCCGAAGTATGTCCAGCCATAAAGATCTGAGAATCAGGACAGTTCTCAACAGCTTGCATAAATCTGAAAAGGGTTCCTACCGTCTTACCAGATCTCACAGAACCATGGGCAAGATTCCAGCGCGCTGTGCTATTAATGATAAATTCGAGTTGCTTTGGTGCTAATGGAAGAGTCATTAAGAGCTTATATAACTTTATTGGTTTAAATATTCAATGGATGCATTCGACGTTAACGAGGATATATGATTTTGCACAGGCTTTGTGTTTTCTTTAGTTTTTTCCTCACTGTCGTTACGTTCCTCCTGATTCTAATCACATTTCCCATCTCATTTCCTTTGATTCTTACTGCTTTATACATAAGAAAGAAGTTTCGAAAACCTTATGACCCTAGCAAGAAGTTTGACTGTTATGCAGATCAGATGGAGTATAGAATGACCCATGGTGTTGGCAGGTGGTCTGATTGGGATAAATCATAAAAAGCTTAGGAATAATCATGTCACATAGTCCCTTAGCTAAATTTGCAATGAGTAACAGCTCACATCAAGCCTATGCATTTCATCAAGCCAACGAAGCCAACAAAGAAATACAAAAGATCCTTCAAGAAATAGAAGAGAGGAATTCCCGCGTCCAGTCTTTAAAAGATCAGATAATAGCTGCTCTAGGTGAACAATTGAAGGAAGTAAAAAAATGAGCATTAATCCAGTCCATTATCAGTCTATTTGCTGCTGTTTCTTTTGTAAGAGCGAAGACAATGAGATTAAGACACCTAATAAGCCTAAAGATGCTGGGTGTGATCCTGTAGACAGGAAGCCAGAATTAGTAAAGAAACGAAGCTATTATTGGCTGCAGTCATGGGAAAAGAATGACAGACAAGACAGGAAGTGAGGACTTCACAATGATTAAATACATCCAAACAAAGAAAGCAAAATACTCAAAACTTTTGAAAATCAAACACAATAGGAAAATTATGTTTTATCGCGTACTCAGATTTGTTTTTTTAGTTCTAACTTGCGGCTTTTATACTATGCATGTAGCAGCCTATGAAATTCCAATCGAACCTAGAACCCCAGAGAAAATGCAGGAAGAAAGTGATCGAAATAATCCGGGGAATGAATATGAGAGAAAGGCATTAGATCAAATTGACCCGGACAATGCACCTCATTCAGAAGAAGATAGAAAGAACTGGGCGTCGCCATTCCGTGATGATTAAAGTAGTTAGCTCGAAAGACCTCTAACCGTTATATAATGCAGCCCTTACCGTTATATTGTGCAGTGCAGGCGTTATATAATGCAGAACTTTCCCTCTGTAAAACCCAGTGAGAGACTAAAATGAATATTACCAAGCAGTAAATTGGGCAGTAAGAGTGATTTTATGAGCATTAATCCCATACATTACCTTTCATTCTGCTGTTGCTCAACATGTTACTGCGATCCTAATCCTGCCCCTGATCTGCTTGCCGGCGCCGGCAAGCAGATCAATGCTGGATGCGAAAGTGTAGAAAGAAAGCCATCTCTTGAAAAAAAGAGAAGTTATTATTGGCTACAGACATGGGAAAAGACCGAGAGGCAGGGGAAGAAATGATGGAATGGATTAGCGTTGAAGATAGATTGCCAAAAGAAGACGAACAGGTTTTGTGCATCGATACCTCTGAAGGTTTTGCTATTGGGAAATATACAATTACTTATCAGGAATCTATCGACTGGATAATGGAGCCATATCAACTACATTCTGTAGACAATAGTTTATACAGAGTAACCCACTGGATGCCGTTGCCACCAAAACCATCTTTGGAAATAGAACATCCTCCTAAGAAATGGTGTTGTTGATGAATTGGATAAGCATCGAAGAGGCACTCCCCTCTCCCAATCAATACATAGTAATATGGAACAAAGAAATCAAAAAACCTTTGACCTTCTATGTCCATTGGCACTTCGTACACTACACAAACTTTGTAGAGTACTTCACACATTGGATAGCTTTACCTAAGGAGCCACAAGAATAATATTCACTTCTTATAGCATGCATAGCAACAACTTGCTGTAGTACCTATTAAACCTATTATCGTTCCAGCGCATGACCAAATTTTGGTTGGAGTATCGCAAAAAATCTCACACTTATGTTGTTGGGCATCGTTTTGAGAAGAATCAAAACAATTGGTAATTAAGCAGCTAAAGGTAAGATAGGCTGCACTCCCGATAAAAAGAGTAATGAACAGGCAAGGTATAAGTTTATTTCCCATTGTGGCCTTGATTTTTCCAATTCCATCCTCCATTACTTTCCTATTGTTCGGAGTATCTGGATAGAATGTGTTGTAACCCCCCTTACCATCAGAAATACGATAAATATCTGCTTGAACTGAAGCTGCCATATGTAATCTCCTTTTTACATTTGAAAATAGTAAGCTAGATCTCACGCACATTGTTTACAAGCTTGAAAAAAATGTTTAGGCGCTGATAATGCAAGCATGAATGAAGACCACAGCTTAAATCGAACAGAGCTTCTTACATTTATTGGCAACCTTATGGAACGCATCGAAGAAATGCCTCAACAGATGAAGCATATTCCTCTAAATCATACAGATATGTTATGTATGCTAGGTATTATGCGCGATATTTTAAGCGCAGTAAAATAGCAAATTAGGATGTAAAATGAGATTTATACTAGCACTTTTCATGGTATGTTTATGTTCATTAGCTCATGCAGAACTCAAATATGAGCAGACTCTTACATTTTCAAACTTCGTATCATTTGAAGAATGCAAGAAGGATGTTGGAGCATTTGCGCTTGCTGCTAAAGGAAATCCAGATATTCTTATCCTGAAAGCTGACTATGATAAAGTTGGAGAAGAGCCTTGCATCATGTACAGTGCTACGATTACATGCTATGTTGCTGAAGTAGATGCTACATTTGAAAAGATCGAAGGGAAGGCATTTCAAATAAGACATAAGCTAGTTATCGATGAGATTGAGGAACATATCGAATAGTGGAATGGATTAGCATAAAGGAACAGTCATGAAATTGTTAAAGAAATTATTTGGTTATGTGTACCCAGAATGTAAATATGACTCTTTGGATACCTCTGATAAGTCTGCTGATTATATGATATGGCAATTATCACGAAAAACTCTCAGACCTGGAGAAGGAAATCAGGGCGTCTTAATAGCGCTTAACGCCTTGGATAATAGAGTTAAGACATTGGAAGCTGAATCTAAAGTAAAGCCTGATACTGAAATGTTATGTACAAAGTGCAAAGAATCTTGGAGTAAATCCAGTTTCAGCTGGGATGATTTTGTACCCTTGTGTCGCAAATGCTACATTAAGAAAAGCTCCCTCTCTAGAAAAATGCCTCAGGCATGAGCGTCTGGTTTCTTATCTGATTGAAGATTGTTCAATTGACTCATGAGAGCTTCGAATGGCTTAGTGAGAGCTTCTGCCACTATTTCTTCAGTGACATTCTCTTTTTGATTGAGTCTTTGCTTACCTAGCCAGATTAATAATGTGTTATCGCCTTTCTTAGAAAGCCCTAGAGCTTTGTCATATTGTGCTTTTCTTATTAAGGCTTCGCCAGTTGCTTTCTTTTCAGCGGAATAAGCAGAAAAACAGACTCCGCGTTCTTTGAGAACCCTATCATAAAAAGTGTCTGCATGCATCCCGAAAAATGCTGCTATTTCAGTTCCGGGACATCCACATGCTAAGAGTTCATCTGCCATTTCCCAATCGATGGGAATCAAATTCCGTGCCATAATTATCTAAGGATCATTGTTGCTTTTATTTTTATATCATCAGGAATTCCTTTAAATTCTTCAATAGCCTCTTTCACACATTTATCTATTACTGGGTCTTGTTCAGACATAGCTATTGGCTCATAGATAAGGAATTCTCTGGTAAGCTTACGCTTTTCTTCATCTCGTATAGTCACTACTAGTTCGACTGACATTTTATACCTTTTTGTATTCTTCAATTTTACTAATGCAATAGGTGGAGACTGAGTATATGTCCCCGCTTGTCTTGTAGTTAAGCAAGCCTAGTTGCTTTAGAATTCTTTCGGCCTTTTTTATGTGACTAAGAGCTGCGGCAACATTGTATGCTTTTGACTGCATGGCTTCTCCTTAATTTCTCTATGTGATTTAATCTCTAAGGCTTTCTTGCGTAGCTTTACGCTATTGCATTTAGACAGGTA